CAAGAACAGATAGATCACATATATAGTATTATTGATTCTACTCCAGAAGAAAACACTAGAGTTCAGACAAGACTTGGTCATAGGGCATACCTAGTTGGTCTGGGAGAAGACTTAAGAAAACACTTTGAAGAAATTGTTCAAAAATACTATGGAGACGAATGGGTTCTTACTGACTATCAGTTTGCTCGATACTCTAGTAAGTTTGGGTATAAACCAAAACTTTATCCTCATTTTGATGATGCTTTTGATGTTCATAAACTAACTTTAGATGTTCAGGTTAAGTCTACAATTGATTGGCCATTAGTTGTTGAGGGCAAAGAATTTTTGCTAAAAGATAATGATGGGCTAATATTTTCTGGAACAGATCAGATACATTGGAGAACTGACGCGGAGTTATCAGAAGATGATGTGGTAGATCTTATATTCTGTCACTGTGAGCGCAAGGATGGTCCAAACAAGTTTATCTCTGAAGACCATAAAGAAAAAATGAAAATTCTTGAAAAGGAATGGGAACAAAAAGTTTTAATAAGTCGTGAAGAGGAGTCTTCTAGTGCAAACTGAAAATACTACTATCGATATGGTTAATGGTCTTGCAGAAATAGCAGACTACATGCAAGATGAAGAACTCACTCAGGCACTAACCTTTATTGCTAAGATTATTATTAAGCCAGATATTCCAACACAGGTTGCAACTATTGAGATTGTAAGACTACAAGCAATAGCAGCAAAGATGGCCTTTAGAGCCACATGGATGGCTAATGTTGACAAGTCGGATCGTGGAAAGAAAAACCTTTACTATACTGCAGCAGAGTCTATTAACAATCTTGTTTCTGCACTCAAGTATATAACTCGCTAATCTGCTATACTTATACTAATAGAAACGAGAAAAACATGACAAAAAGTTTACTGCAACAAATTATGGTAAAGCAAGAAGTTCTACCAGCCCATCCAATTGATACTGCTGGCTTGACTGAAAAAATTCAGTCTGGCTATACAGTTAATCGTATTGATAAACAAACTCAAAAGAAAACTTTTGCTCCATCTACAATTGCCTACGGGCATGGCGAGTGTCCAAGATACTGGTACCTTGCTTTTGATGGACAGATGTTTGAAGATGACGCAACACCATACAGTGCAGCAAATATGACTGCAGGAACAAAGTCTCACGAAAGAATCCAAGAGGCTATGGGCAATGTCCCAGACTTCTTAGTTGATTCAGAATTTAAGATTACATATACAGATCCACCAATTTTTGGTTATGGGGATGTTATTGTTAACTGGCAAGGAGAAGAACTCCTTGGTGAAATTAAGACAATGATGAACGAAGGCTTTGAGTACCGAAAGGCACATATGAAGCCAAAGAGTGGTCATCTAATTCAATTGCTCATATATATGAAAATTTTAAAGAAGCCTAAGGCAGTTTTGATTTATGAAAATAAAAACAATCACGAACTGCTAATTCTTCCTGTTGAGGTAAATGATTATTATCGTAAATGGGTAGACCAGACATTTGATTGGATGAGATCAGTTAGAAAGGCTTGGGTTGATAGAACCCTTCCTGAAAAGAACTACAGATCCAACTCAAAGATTTGCAAGTCATGCCCAATCAAAAAGGCATGTGCAGATGCTGGCAAGGGGGAATTTAAATTAAAATCTATGGAGCCATTGAAAGATGAAGCATTGTAAATGGTGTGATTCAGAATTTAATACAGAGGTTAGTTACCAGATATATTGCTCTGTTCAATGCAGAGAGCAAGCAACTAAAGAAAAAATTGCAGAGCGATATCTGGTGCTTCGTCGTCAAAAAAGAATTGGAAAAGAAAGAAAATGCAAGGGTTGTCAAAAAAGTTTATCAATTTATAACGATGAACCGCTATGCGTAGAGTGCTTTGTAAATCCTGTAATTGTTTTAAAAACATTAAAAAAGATTAAAGGTATGGGCAATAGTGAAGAATAAATGGGGTATGGAAATGATGCCAAAGACTATATGTGCTATTGATGCAAGCACTAATAGCCTTGCCTTTGCTGTGTTTGACACCTTTACAAGAACATTGGTAAGTTTTGGAAAGATTAACTTTGAAGGAAAAAATACCTATGAAAAGGTTATGGATGCTGGGAAAAAGGTTAAGGCTTTTTTTGATCATTCTGGTGGCTTTGAGGCAATAGTAATTGAGCACACAGTATTTATGAATTCTCCCAAGACTGCTGCAGATCTTGCACTGGTTCAAGGTGCTATTCTTGGAGCAGCAGGGCAGTCTGGAACTAAGGTTATAGGTAGGGTAGCCCCAATCACTTGGCAAAACTTTATTGGAAACAAAAAGATATCTAAGGATGAGAAACTATATATTAAATCACAAAATCCAGGGAAGTCAGACTCATGGCTTAAATCCTACGAAAGAGATCTGAGAAAGCAAAGAACGATTAACTTTATTAACATACAGTATGATAGAAATATAACAGATAATGATGTGGCAGATGCCTGTGGGATTGGTCATTGGTCTATAAAAAATTGGGATAAAGCCATTGGGCTTGACAAATAACTCCATGGCTGCTAAACTATATACATCAGAAGTCTTTATGCGTAAGAGATATCTTATGGACAAGAAGACCCCAGAAGAGATTGCAAAGGAGTGCGGAGCCAGTGTTGAAACTATTTACGTATACCTTGCTAAATTTGGATTAAGGAAATCAAAGCGATGAAAAAAATTAAGTATGTTCTATTTGTCTTGTCGTTAGTATCAGCAGTGGGACTTGCGTATGCAACATTCACACTAAAAGGAATGCCAGAAACTTTTGATTGGGAGGAAGATGATGAGTAAAGGTCGCAGACCAGATCCATTTGGTAGTGAAAATCTTATAATCACTGTAGACCAAGTAAACAATCCAATGCACTACACATCCGATCCATCTGGCATTGAGTGTATTGAAATTACTAGACACCGCAACTTTAATATTGGGAATGCATTCAAATATCTTTGGAGAGCAGGGCTAAAAGATGAACAAAAAACAATTCAGGATTTAGAGAAGGCAATTTTTTATATCAAGGATGAAATTAATAGACTAGAGGGCAAGTATGTCAACTGAAGAAGATTTAGTTAAGCACCTTGATCAGGTTAATCAGGTAGTAGAAGAATACCTAAAGGGCAATGACCCAACAGTAATTTCAAAACAACTTGATATTCCAAGACAAAGAGTTGTAACTCTTATCAATGAGTGGAAGGTGATGGCCTCTGCTAACGATGCAATTCGTGCTCGTGCCAAAGAAGCACTCGCTGCAGCAGACACACACTACAGCAAATTGGTGTCACGAACATATGAAGTTATTGATGAGGCCTCAATGACAAATAATCTTAGTGCAAAGACTGCTGCAATTAAACTTGTTATGGATATTGAATCTAAAAGAATCGACATGCTCCAAAAGGCTGGGTTGCTTGAAAACAAAGAACTTGCAGAAGAAATGATAGAGATTGAGCACAGACAAGAAGTGCTGATTAATATTCTTAAAGACATAGCAACAGAGCACCCAGAGATCCGTGACGAGATTATGCGTAGGCTTTCTAAAATCTCCAGGGATGATGAGGTCATAACAATTGTCCACGAAGTTTAATGAGTTCTTAGAAGTACTTAAAAATAATAACTTTGAAGAAACTCCTGTAGACGCAAAAACATTTGTTGAGTCAGCGTCTTATTTGGGTCAGCCACCTTTGTCAGATATTCAGTACGACATCGTTGAGGCAATGAGCCAGATATATCGTAAAGAAGATCTTGTAGATATCATGGGTGAAGAAAAGGGCTCAAGGTACTATGAAAAGTACACAAAAAACGAAATCATTCTCCAACTTGGCAAGGGATCTGGAAAAGACTTTACATCAACCGTAGCATGCTCATACATCGTATATAAACTTCTATGCCTTAAAGACCCAGCAAAGTATTTTGGTAAGCCATCTGGAGATGCTATCGACCTTATCAATGTGGCTATCAACGCACAGCAAGCAAAGAATGTTTTCTTTAAAGGCTTTAAAACAAAGATCGAAAAGTCACCATGGTTTGCTGGAAAGTATAACGCAAAGGCTGACTCTGTTGAGTTTGATAAATCAATTACTGTTTACTCTGGTCACTCAGAGCGTGAGTCACATGAGGGTTTGAACTTGTTGCTTGCAGTGCTTGATGAGATTTCTGGTTTTGCATCTGAAGTTGGAACAGGTAATGAGCAGGGCAAGACTGCTGATAATATCTACAAGGCTTTCCGTGGATCAGTAGACTCTCGTTTCCCTGACCTTGGAAAAGTTGTTTTGCTTTCATTTCCTAGATATCCAGGTGACTTTATTTCAGAAAGATACGATGCAGTTATTGCTGAAAAAGAATTAATAGAAAGAACTCATGAATTTATAATCAATCCGCTACTTCCAGATACAGACCCAAGCAACAAGTTTCAAATTTCCTGGGATGAAGATCAAATCATTTCATACAAATATCCAGGAGTATTTGCATTAAAGAGACCTACATGGGAAGTAAACCCAACAAGAAGTATTGATGATTTTAAAATTGCATTTATGACAGACCTTGGAGATGCAATGATGCGTTTTACATGTGTACCAACTTTTGCTTCGGATGCATTCTTTAAGCAAGCAGAAAAGGTAAGAGCCTGTATGACTCTTCGTAATCCAATAGATAATTTTAGAAGGTTTGACGAAGCATTTAAACCAGATCCAACTAAAAAATATTATGTTCACGCTGACCTTGCACAGAAACACGACAAGTGTGCAGTTGCAATTGCCCATGTAGAAAAATGGGTAAACATACAAGTCATTAATAACTACGAACATGTAGCACCAATTGTAGTAGTAGATGCAGTGGCATGGTGGGAACCAAAGATTGAGGGTCCAGTAAATCTTTCAGAAGTAAAGCAGTGGATTCAAAACCTTAGAAGGCTTGGTTTTGATATTGGAATGGTTTCATTTGACCGTTGGCAATCGTTTGATATTCAAAATGAACTTCAGCAAGTTGGAATGAGAACTGATACTGTTTCTGTTGCCAAGAAGCACTACGAAGACATGGCAATGCTTGTATATGAAGAAAGACTGGCGATGCCAGCAATCGAACTCCTGTTTGATGAACTAACACAATTAAAGATTATGAAAAATGACAGAGTTGATCACCCACGCAAAAAGTCAAAGGACTTGGCTGATGCTGTGTGTGGTGCTATTTTTGGGGCTATATCTCATACTCCAAAAAATAACAACACCGAAGTAGAGATTCATACTTTTAGAGACAGATCTAAGAGTGAATTTGACATGAAAAACGACGGTGTGATACAATATAAACCTATGCCAGATGATGTAAAAGATTATCTGGATAGATTAAATCTACTATAAAAAGAAAAGGAATAAATTAAATGAACTCATTTAAGAAAATCGCACTAGCCATGGTTGCAGCCATGACTTTGGGCACAATCGTAGCATCACCTGCAAGTGCTGCTGTAATGTCAGTCGCTGTAGAACTTGCTGGAACGGCCAATACAACCGCTTCATCAATCTCAACACCTGCATCATTACCAGTCCCTGCAGACAACTCAGTTGATGCTGCTGACGCACTAAAGTTCGTCGCAACTGTTGACACAGGAACAGTAGTTTCTGTAGTAGCAACAAACGCAACAATCGTGTCTGCACTACACACATCTGCTGCACCAGTAGGAGCATCTTCAGGTTCTTCAACCTTGACAATTGCAACTGGTACAGGAACAACTGCAACATTCTGGGTATATACAAAGACCACAGCAATTGGAACAGTAACAGTTACCAATCAGGGAACTACCTTTACATACTATGTACAGGGTACTGCTGGTAAGATTAACAACCTTACACTTTCAGCACCAGCAACAGGTGCTGCAGGAACAAAGCAGGACATCACTGTAACAGCAACAGACGCATTCGGAAACAAGGTTTCTGGTAAGTCAATTACTGCAACAGTATTTGCTGCAACAGCGGTACTAGATACAGCAACAGCAACAACTGGTGCTACACTTTCAGATTTTGGAGTTGCCACATTTAAGGCAACACTTCCAACAACTGGTACACGCTCACTTATTACATTTGCTCCAACAACATCAACTGATGCTGTGGCTGCTGCTGTAACAGGTTTGACTGCTCCAACACTTTCACCATTTGCAGAAATCACAGTTCGTGATCTAGCAACAGAACTTTCTGCACAGGTTGCAGCAAAGGATGCAGCACTTGCTGCAAAGGCTGTTGCAGATGCTGCACTTGTTAAGGCAACAGCAGAGCATACTGCTCTAATTGCTGCTGAGAAGGCTGCTTCTGCTAAGGCACTTGCAGATGCAAAGGCTGCTTCTGACAAGGTTATCCTTGATAAGGATGCAACAATTGCTAAGTTGACTGCAGATAATGCTGCTGCACTTAAGGCAATTAAGACATCATTCAATGCACTTGCTAAGAAGTGGAATGCAAAGAATCCAAAGGCTAAGGTTACTTTACTCAAGTAATTAATCCAACAACTAAGGGGGTTAGCCAAGTGCTAGCCCTCTTTTTTGTGCAATAAAATGGTATAATCATCCTATCAGACATTATGTCTGCAAGGGGGAAAGGTAAATTAAAAGACTAATACGCATACTAGCAGCCACACTTCTAGCATTTGGCTGGCTTATTATATCCCCAGAAGGCGCACACTCTGACGATCCACTCTCAGTTGCAGCCCAAGAAATTCAAGAACTTAACAATAGCATAGAAGATCTTGGCTACAAGGATGAATTTATATCTTTAATTCAAGAGGCAGAAGATAAATATGCCCTTGCCGTATCTGCAAAAGAAACCCAGACCCAGACCTCAGACCTCTATGATGATGCTCTTGACGCAAAAGCCACGGCACTTGAAGAAAAAGACTTAGCCCAATCAGCAGTAGATGGGCAAACAGTAACAGTAGCCACTGCTTTAACTAATAAGAACAATGCCTATGATGCACTTGGTGTAGCCAATATTAATCTACAGACAGCCCAACAAGCATTGAATAGTGCTGGTGGAGAAGGGCTTTCT